CTTAGTACAGCTACTAATTTATATGAAGATTCTAAACAAGACGAAAGCTGTCTTGATTTATGAAAATAAAAACAATCACGATCTACTGGTTATTCCAGTAGAGATTAGTGACTATTACATCAGGTGGGTAAACCAGACGTTTGACTGGATGAGGACGGTAAGAAAAGCATGGGAAGATAAACAGCTTCCTGAGAAAAACTATCGCTCTAATTCTAAGATATGCAAGACATGTCCAATACAAAAGGCATGTGCTGAAGCTGGCAAGGGACTGATTAAAATCAATTCCTTGGAGCTGCTAGATGAAGCAAAAGCACTGTGAGTGGTGTGACCACACATTTGAAACCAGCATTTCATATCAGATTTACTGCTCTCCAGAATGTAGAGAAGCTGCCACAAAAGAAAAGATGGCAGAAAAATATGCCCAAAATAGGCGTAATAAAAGAATAGGAAAAATCAGAAAATGCAAGGGCTGTGGAGAACCACTTTCAGTCTACAACGATGATCCGTTATGCACAAAGTGCCTGGTTAATCCACTTGAAGTAAAAAAGGCATTAAAAGAAATAAAGGGTTTGCTAAATGGTAAATCTGAATAAATTTATTTATGTTCCAAACAGAATAATGTCTATAGATGCTAGCACAACAAGTATTGCATATGCAGTATTTGAGGGAAAGCAATTAGTAATAAGCGGCAAGGTTGAGTTTTCTGGAAAAGATGTTTATCAAAAAATAGCAAGTGCAATTGGTTCTGTGGTTACTGTAATCCAAGATCTTAATCCAGAAGCGGTTGTAATTGAACGAGCCGTGTTTATCAACAGTCCTAAAACTATGTCGGAACTTTCTATGGTTCAGGGTGCTATTTTAGCTGGTGCATCTTTGGCAGGTGTTAAGATATTTAAAGGAACTAACCCAATAGCCTGGCAAAGCTATATTGGTAATGGTAAGCTCACAAAAGATGCAAAGATTTTAATGAGAAAGCTTAACCCAAATAAGTCTGAGTCTTGGTATAAGCAAAATGAAAGAGAAGCTAGAAAACAAAAAACAATAAACTTTGTTAATATTAATTATGATTTAGATATTAGTGATAATGATATTGCAGATGCAATTGGTATTGGGCACTACTCTTTAAATAACTGGGAAAAGCTGGGGGATTGACAAACATGGCCAACTCTGCTAAACTATATACAAATCAAACATGGTTAAAAAAAAGATATCACTTAGATAAGAAAAGCCCAGAAGACATTGCAAAGGAATGTGGTGTCAGTGTAGAAACTATCTATGTATACTTGGCTAAGTTTGGTTTAAGAAAGTCTAGGCGATGAGGTATATAAAGCACTTTGCCAAGGTTATAAAGTGGACACTTGTTCGTGCATTTTGTAGCCATAAAAAATCAAGGGTTGCGTCCTGTCCATTTACTAGACTTACATATACAACATGCCACAATTGTGGTAAAAGATTAGACATAAGGCCAACAGATGAAAACACAAACCCAGCAGGATATTGAAAGAATATCTAAAGAAGTTTCAGATTTGCTAATTGCTAAAAATAAGTCTTATGGGGATTCTGCCCTTAATCCTACCAGGGTATTTTCTAAGGCAGATGCAGTAGAACAACTACTAGTCCGAATTGACGACAAGCTATCTAGAATTAAGAATGGCCACGACTGGCCTGGAGATAACGACATTGATGATTTGATTGGTTATTTAATTTTACTTAAGATTGCTAAGGAGCGTAATGTCTAGAAAAAACAGGGCAGACGTTAAACCAACTTACTTTGAAACAATCCCATATATAAATATCCAGGGATTTGAGATTAACGCTGGTGATATAATTAAAGTGCATGGACAGCACGGCAGCAAGTTTAAATTTATTGGGCTAACCAAGAATAATTTGACTGGTTCCCAATGGGTTGACTGTTTTGAAATGATGAATGGCGTAGCTTCTGTGTTTAGATCTTTTAGTGAGGATAAAATTAAGCGTATTCCAACCAGGGGAAAAAGGAGAAAGCGTGTCGTTTGAGGATTTGACTATTGAGCATTTAGACGAAGTCAACAAGGTTGTTGAAAAATATCTAGCTGGCAATGAGCCAACTCAAATTTCTAAAGAGCTTGATATGCCACGACAGAAGGTTGTGGCCTATATTAATGAATGGCGAGCCATGGCTGCAGATAACGCAGCTATTCGTGCACGTGCAAAAGAAGCTCTTGTTGGTGCAGATGCACACTATAACAAGCTTATACAAAAAGCATATGAAGTTATAGATGATGCTACTACAACAGCTAATCTAAATGCAAAGACATCAGCTATTAAGCTAGTTCTTGATATTGAATCTAAACGCATTGACATGCTACAAAAGGCAGGACTTTTAGAAAATAAAGAGCTTGCTGAAGAAATGTTAGAAATTGAACGTAAGCAAGAAATCCTTGTTGGTATTTTAAGAGACGTTGCTGCAGAGCACCCAGAGGTACGTGATGAAATTATGAGAAGGCTATCTGCAGTTTCTAAAGAGCAAGAAGTAATTACAGTGGTACACAACGATGTTTGATGATTTTTTAGAAGCACTTAAATCAGACAGCTTTGATGAAAAGCCAGTTGATGTAAAGACATTTGTTGAAGGCGAAGATTATCTTGGACAGCCCCCACTATCACAAACCCAATATGATATTGTAGAGGCTCTTAGCCAAATCTACAGGCTAGAAGATCTAATAAGCCTTATGGGTGATACTGAGGGTAGAAGGTATTATAATAAATATACCAAGAATGAAGTAATTCTACAGCTTGGTAAAGGATCTGGTAAAGATTTTACATCAACGGTTGCGTGTGCTTATATTGTATATAAGCTTCTATGTCTTAAAGACCCTGCTAGGTATTTTGGAAAGCCTAGCGGTGACGCAATTGACATTATTAACGTGGCTATTAACGCCCAGCAAGCGAAGAACGTATTCTTTAAAGGCTTTAAAACAAAGATTGAAAAGTCTCCTTGGTTTGCAGGAAAATTCTATGCGAAAGCTGAGAGTATTGAATTTGATAAATCTATTACAGTTTACTCAGGCCATTCCGAAAGAGAGTCTCACGAAGGTCTCAACCTTATCCTTGCAGTCCTTGACGAGATCTCTGGTTTTGCTACGGAGATTGGAACAGGAAATGATCAGGGTAAAACTGCAGATAACATCTACAAAGCTTTCCGTGCATCAGTAGATTCACGCTTTCCAGACCTGGGCAAAGTAGCTCTGCTATCGTTCCCAAGATATCCTGGAGATTTTATTTCTGCAAGGTATGAAGCTGTTATTGCAGATAAGGAAACTGTAACAAAAACACACACATTTATTATGAATCCAGAATTGCCAGCGGAAGCAGATGGCAACTCATTGACAATTGAGTGGGACGAAGACAATATAATTAGTTATAAATATCCCAATGTATTTGCATTAAAAAGACCAACTTGGGATGTTAACCCAACAAGGAAAATAGATGATTTTAAGTTAGCCTTTTTTACTGATATAGGAGATGCTATGCAAAGATTTGCTTGTATACCAACATTCTCGTCAGATAGATTCTTTAAACAAGCAGAAAAAGTTCGTGCAGCAATGACTGTAAGAAATCCAATAGATTCCTATAAAAGGTTTGACTCCAGTTTTGTCCCTGACCCAGATAAGATATATTTTGTGCATGCTGACCTTGCACAAAAGCATGATAAGTGTGCTGTAGCAATTGCACACGTAGAAAAATGGGTAAATATTCAAATCATAAAAGATTATGAACAAATTGCACCAGTTGTGGTTGTTGATGCCGTTGCTTGGTGGGAGCCAAAAGTAGAAGGACCAGTAGACCTGTCAGAAGTAAAGCAATGGATTCAAAATCTTAGAAGGCTTGGCTTTAATGTTGGCATGGTATCATTTGACCGCTGGCAGTCATTTGATATCCAAAATGAACTGAAAGCAATAGGCATGAGAACTGAAACTGTTTCTGTTGCCAAAAAGCATTATGAGGATATGGCAATGCTTGTTTATGAAGAAAGACTTGCTATGCCGATGATTGATCTTTTATTTGAAGAGTTATCAGAGCTTAAGATTATGAACAATAATAAGGTAGATCACCCACGCAAAAAGTCTAAGGACCTGGCAGATGCTGTCTGTGGTGCAATATTTGGTGCTATTTCTCACACCCCAAGAAACCTTAATCTAGAAGTTGAAATACATACGTTTAAGGATAGGCCAAAGCCACAGCTTGACAATGATGCCCAAGATGTGATAAAATATAGGCCTACGCCAAAAGACGTTGAAGAATATTTGGCTAGATTTGATTTAATCTAGATTAATTAAATAAGGAGAAAAATGAATCTAAAGAAGACTTCTATTGCCCTAGTAACGGCACTAGTGATTGGTCTAACTGGTATGTTGCCTGCAAATGCAAATACCCAAACATTGACAGTTGCTGGAGCTTCTGCTAGCGGTGGTACTACTTCTGCTACAGCAGTGGCCCTTCCAGTTCCAGGCGACACAGTAACAGCCTCTAATGCTCTTAGCATTTCTGTTTCTGGTGTTGTAGCTGGTACAACTGTTTCCGCCACTGCTACAAATGCATTCCTACTAACAACACTAACTGGTGCAACTAATGCATCTGGTTCAGCTGCAGTTACACTAAATGCTAGTACAAGCGGTAGTGTAGAGCTATTTGTATTTACCAAAACTACTGCTGTTGGCTCAGTTGTTGTTACAGTTGGAAATACTGCTACAACTTACTTTGTCAAGGGTACTGCTGGAGATGTTGTGAAGGTTGGGCTTTCTGCACCAGCATCTGGTCTAGCAGGATCAACTCAGTCTGTAGTTGTGTCTGCGTTTGATCGCTATGACAATGCAAAGGCATCTGGAACAGTAAGCTTGATTGTTAATTCAAATGGCGTAATTACTACACCAACTGCAACAACCAGTACTTCTGGTACAGTTAGTTATGTTGTTACTTTGCCATCTACTGGCTCTCTAACCGTAACAGCGTTTGCTGCTAGCTCTTCTGCTACAGCAGTTATTGTTGTAACACAGCCACGTAATCTACAGGCAGAACTAGACAAGGCACTTGCTGACCTAGCAACTGAAAAGGCTGCACACGAAGCAACCAAGGCTTTGGTAACTTCTCTAAGTGCTGAACTTGCTGCTGTTAAGCTAGAACTTGCAACTAGCAAGGATCTTTCTGCAAAGGAAGTTCGTAAGCTAAAGTGGCAGTACAACACACTTGTAAAGAAGTACAATGTTGGAAAGCCTAGAGCCGAAAGACTTGCCTTTATCAAGTAATTAGTATAAAATGATAGGGGGAGGGGATAAAACCCTTCCCCTTTATCGTAACTATATTAAAAAGGGGATTAAAATAGATGTCCGTTGACATTGTCTATTTTTCAAATTATTCTGGTAACACAAAAAAATTTGTAGAAAAATTAGATATGCCAGCAATACAAATCCCCATTGACTGGAACTATGAAAACTCATTAGAGGTTACTAGACCATATGTCTTATTTGTTCCTACCTATGGTGGAGGATCGGATAGTTCTGCTATTCCAAGACAGGTCAGAAATTTTCTAAACCTACACTCTAACAGAGACAATCTACAGGGAGTGGTTGGGTTTGGAAATACAAATTTTGGCGAACATTTCTGCAAAGCAGCAGATATGATTTCGTCTAAAACTGGTGTGCCAATTATTGCCAGGGTAGAAATATTTGGCACAGACTACGATGTTGAAAAAGTAAAAGAGAGGTTAGAACTACTGTATGGAAACTAAATATAGCTATCACGAGCTAAATGCAATGCTCAATTTATATGATGAGAATGGTAAAATTCAATTTGACAAGGACAAGGCAGCAGCTAAAGCTTACTTCCTGGACCATGTAAATCAAAATACCGTGTTCTTTCACAGCCTTGAGGAAAAGCTTGAATATCTTGTAGAAAATGATTACTATGAAAAAGAAATTCTTGATGCATATAGCGTAGAGTTTGTAAAAGATTTATTTAAGCAAGCTTATGAATACAAGTTTAGATTTCCAACATTTGTAGGTGCATATAAGTTCTATACACAATATGCCCTAAAGACGTTTGATGGTGGTCGCTATTTAGAAAGATTTGAGGACAGAGTTGTAATGAATGCTCTTATGTTGGCAAAAGGAGATGAAAGTTTTGCCAGAGACATTCTTGATGAAATTATTACTGGTCGTTTCCAGCCAGCAACTCCAACATTTCTTAATGCTGGCAAGAAGCAAAGGGGAGAGTATGTTTCTTGCTTTTTGCTTCGTGTAGAGGATAATATGGAGTCAATTGCACGTGCAATATCATCCTCTCTTCAGCTATCAAAGCGTGGTGGTGGTGTAGGTCTAAACCTAACCAACTTGCGTGAGCTTGGTGCACCAATCAAGAAGATTGAGAATCAGTCATCTGGAATTATTCCTGTTATGAAGATGCTTGAAGATGCCTTCTCCTATGCCAACCAGCTTGGTGCTCGCCAGGGTGCAGGTGCCGTTTACCTAAACGCTCACCACCCAGACATCATGCGATTCCTTGATACCAAACGTGAGAACGCAGACGAAAAGATTCGTATCAAGACCCTTTCGATTGGTGTTGTGATCCCAGATGTCACATTAGAGTTAGCCAAGAATAATGATGATATGTATTTGTTCTCACCATATGATGTTGAAAGAATTTATGGAAAACCAATGTCTGATATCTCCGTAACTGAGCTTTATCAGGAAATGGTGGATGACCCACGCATTCGTAAGGGCAAGATTAAAGCCCGTGATCTATTTCAAAGAATAGCAGAGCTACAGTTTGAATCTGGGTATCCATACATTGTTTATGAAGATAACGTAAACAAAGTAAATCCAATTGATGGTAGAATAAACATGTCAAACCTTTGCTCAGAAATTTTGCAGGTAAATACTCCAACAACCTATAACAATGATATGAGCTATAAGGAAATTGGCAAAGATATTTCTTGTAACTTGGGATCTCTTAACATAGCCAAAGCTATGGAATCACCAGACTTTGGAAAGACGGTAGAGGTTGCAATTAAGTCATTAACTGCAGTCTCTGAGATTTCCTATATTGATTCTGTAATGTCAGTTGCAGAAGGAAACAAAAAATCCAGGGCCATTGGTCTTGGACAAATGAATCTACACGGTTATTTTGGAAAGGAGCAAATGCACTATGGAGAAGAAGAATCAATCGACTTCACAAACATCTATTTCTATACAGTCCTATACCACGCCTTATATGCCTCTGCACGACTTGCAAAGAAAAAGGGCAGTGCCTTTGAGGGATTTGAAAAGTCCAAGTACGCCACTGGAGAGTTTTTTGATAAATATATATCGCAAAACTGGTCTCCAAAAACTGATAAAGTCGCTAAGCTTTTCAAGGAAGCGAAGATTGAAGTTCCCTCGCAAAAAGATTGGGAAAATCTTAAAGCGTTCGTAAAAGAACACGGTATCTATAACCAGAACCTGCAAGCTGTTCCACCAACTGGTTCGATCAGCTATATTAATAATTCAACTAGCTCAATACATCCAATTGCATCTCAGATTGAAATTCGCAAAGAGGGTTTGATGGGCAGAGTATACTACCCAGCACCATACCTGACTAACGATAATAGGGAATACTTCCAGGACGCATATGAAATTGGGCCAGAAAAAATTATTGATGTTTATGCTGCAGCACAGCAACACATTGACCAGGGAATGTCATTGACATTATTCTTTAAGGATACTGCTACTACAAGGGATATAAACAAGGCACAAATATATGCTTGGAGAAATGGTATTAAAACTATTTATTATATTCGTATTCGTCAGCAGGCTTTGCAGGGTACGGAGATGGACAACTGCGTAAGTTGCATGTTATAATGGAGGACTTATGATAACTAGACCTATTAATTGGAATAAAGTTGAAGACCCTATTGACTTAGAGGTCTGGAACAGGCTTACTTCTAATTTCTGGCTACCAGAAAAGGTTCCACTATCTAACGACATTCAGTCTTGGTCAACCCTAAGAGACAATGAAAAGTTGCTAAGCATGCGTGTGTTTACTGGGCTAACAATGCTTGATACCATTCAGGGCACCGTTGGTTCTATGTCAATCATTCCAGATGCAATTACTCAGCACGAAGAGGCTGTCATCACCAACATTGCCTTCATGGAATCCGTTCACGCTAAGAGCTACTCTAGCGTATTCTCTACGCTCACATCTACACAAGAAATTGAGGATGCTTTTAGGTGGTCTGAAGACAATGAGTTTTTGCAAAAGAAAGCAAGTATTGTTCTTGACAGATACCGTGGTGATGATCCACTAAAAAGAAAGATTGCCTCTACATTCCTAGAGTCATTTTTGTTTTATAGTGGATTCTATTGGCCAATGTATCTTTCATCCAGAGCAAAGCTAACAAATACTGCAGATCTTATTAGACTCATTATTCGTGACGAAGCTGTCCATGGCTACTATATTGGATATAAATTCCAGATTGCATATAACAAGCTTGACTGGAATAGCCAGCAAGATCTAAAAGATTGGACATATGGCTTTTTAATGGAGCTATATGAAAATGAAATTAGATACACAAGAGAGCTGTATGACGAAGTTGGTCTTACAGAAGATGTTAAAAAGTTTTTACACTATAACGCAAACAAGGCACTAATGAATCTAGGGTTTGATGCACTTTTCCCCAAGGAAGTTTGTGATGTTAATCCAGCAATCTTGGCTGCCTTGTCTCCAAATGCAGACGAAAACCATGACTTTTTCTCAGGGTCTGGTTCATCTTATGTAATTGGCAAGCACGAAGCAACAACTGACGAAGACTGGGAATTTTAAAGATAGGCAAATAATGAAAGAACTAAAACACTTACACTTAATGGTTAGAGCAGAAATAACAAAACCAATTAAAACTGAAGAGTACGCAAAGCTATGGTTACAGGAGCTTGTTGAACTCATTGATATGAAAATTGCAGCAGGCCCAGTTTCAAAGTATGTTGATATGCCAGGGAATGAAGGAGTAACTGCAGCGGTATCTGTAGAAACATCACACATTGCATTTCACATTTGGGAAAAGAAAGACCCAATGATTCTGCAGTTTGATCTTTACACTTGTGGTGAATTAGATCACAAGATGGTTATAGGATATCTTTGGGAAACATTTGGCATTACAAATATTCAATGGCAATATCTAAACAGAGAAAATGGGTTTGAGCTTATTGACTCAAATTTAGACCAGTAAGATATTAAGTATAATTGGGGCACAATAAGGTTGTGCCTCTTTTATTTTTATATAAGCAAGTATAATAATATAAGAATACATTGGCTACCCCCAATCACGAGGTGATACCCCATTAAGAGCAAAAACTTAAAAGTTTTTATTGCTATGTCTTTAGCATTTTTGCCAACTTTTTTGGCTGCAGATTTAGCACACGCAGAAGAATCTTCTTCAGTGGTTTCGGTTACCCTAACATTAGATCAGCAAGTCACTCAAGCAGAAATCACCGTGACTACGGCAACATCTGAGATACAGGTTGTAACAGAAAACCTAGCTAGTACAAGTGCCTTAGTAGAGCAACTAGTTGGTGGTGGATCTACAAGCATTGCTTCCGTCTCAGAAGTGATAGCCTTGGCTACTACGGCTGTAGCAGAAGCCTCTCAAGCCTTATCAAGTGCCTCTGATGCCCTATGGGATGTTAAACAAAAGCAAGACTCTTATCAGCTTGCAGTAGCCTCCTCACAACTAGCAGATTCTAATTTAACTGTAGCACAAACAAGTTACAGCCAAGCAGTAATTAACCTATCATCCATTAGTGCAGCGGTATCAGGACAGCAACAGGTAGTCCAACAAGAGCAATCTGAACTAAATGCTTTAACTAATGTACCATCAAATAGTTTTCAAATATCTAGCTCAGGCTGGACAAATTCAGTAGAGGCAAGCACAGCATCTACTACTAGCGTTATACTTCCACCAATGTGGGATCAGTCTACAAAAATAGATGTCCCATTTGATATCAGAATGGGAAACACGCTATATGAAGGCCAGGGGAGTGCCAGTCAAATTTATGTAACATCTAAGGCATTCATTTCTTTTGGGCAGGGAGATCACACTTTTTGGGATTGGCCACAGACAACTGGTATATACGTATATCAATCTGACTGGATGACAGCAGGAGCTGGGGCATATACTAAAGTAACAACCACTGACAATACTTTAACAGTTGAGTGGTCATTGCATAGATTTGGAGATGCCAATGGCCCACTGACAAATGTAGTTTGGAATATGCTAGTTGATCCAGCTACTGGAGAATGGACTGGATATTCTGAAATATCTGGAAATACTTCTGGCTTATATGGTGGTCCAAGAATTGGTGTTAGATATTCCAATGGTGGGACTATCTTTACAATGTCTCCAAGAATAGTAGATTCTGTTTCTGCAGAATTAATTAGTCAACAGCAACAGGTAGTAAATTCTGCTTCAGCAACACTCGTTAATTTACAAACACAACAAAGCTTACAAACAATAGTTGTTCAGCAGGCCTCTTCCTCACTTGCAATTGCACAATCAATATCTTCACAAGCTAATGTTGTGGAAGCACAGGCATTATCAGAATTTACAACAGCATTACAAAATACACAAAATGTTATAAGTAATTTAATTATTGTTGTTGAAAATGCAGAAACAAAAACTCAAACTGCCTATGTAGTTACAACAAATGCTATTGCTAACTTACCAGCTCCCACCCCTGCTCCAGAACCAGTTGTAATTCCACAGCCCGAACCTACCCCAGAGCCAACACCAGAACCTACCCCAGAACCCACTCCAGAACCTGAGCCTACACCTGATCCTACACCAGAACCAGAGCCTACCCCAGAACCTGAGCCTACGCCAGAACCTGAGCCTACCCCAGAACCTGAGCCTACGCCAGAACCTGAGCCAAGTCCTGAACCAGAACCAACTGAAGAGCCAACTGAAGAACCAGTAACTGAACCAGAACCTAGCCCAGAACCAGAACCAACTCCTGAGCCAGAGCCTACTGATCCAGAAGCACCAGTGCAGCTAGAAGAAGAGGTGTCGGCTGAAAACATTGTTTCACTTGTTGAAGAGCTTACAAGCATTGAGCCTACAC